CTATCTTCTTTCGGTCTGAGTAAGGTAGCTAATTTATCGCCTACGACCACGAGAAAGATCTATGTAGACTCTGGGTACATTCCTTCCCCGGATGTTTTAGAAAAACTTTGTATCGCACTTAATTGTATTCCAGGCGATTTACTGGATATACAAGGTAGTATGGATACAACTGTTGCTGCATGTTCCGGTGTTTTCTAAGGCAGACTTTGAATTAGTAGCGCGTGTTCTAGGGTTGCCGGTTCCCGAGACGCCTGCGGAACAAGCAGCTGCTACACCTGTGGTAGCTGAAGTTCTTCGCAAGATTGGACGAGGAGAAGGGCCGCCTCCAGGGATGGACGATCAAGGAAGAATGTACACAGGAGCTACTCATTCCTTAAACGGTTACCCAGATAATAATGATCCGATGGAGGATGCCAGATTGGCTTCTCGTATGAGGACTGAACCTATTGACTTTAATGACGACGAGTTTATCTTAGGTCTCATGGAGACACTAGATCCTCAGCAGTGTCCGATGATTCTTGCGATTCTTCGTCAGCTTATGGAGCAATCTCAAGAGCACATCGATGCTTTGTCTTCTCAGCGTCCGATGGAGTATGACACCCCTAATCTCGGCGGTAATTACAGCGCTCTTAATGCGCCAGCTTCTAATGGAATCGAACCTTCACGTGCTTTCCAGCCTTTAAGCTAATGCCAGAAAACGCTCGGTCAAAACAACTTCGAGAAAGGGACGTAAGAAAACTTTCTCCTGAGTTAGATGCTGGTACTTTTATGCAGCTCTACATGGAAAGTAACTTTCCTCAGACTTCTTCTATGCCTTCAAAAGGTCAACTTGAATTTGGTATAGACGGTAATCAAGCTAAAAATGACTTAAAGTTAATGAAGAAACCACTTAGTGGCACTCAATACGATCAACCAGGAGGAGTTTAATGGCTATCGGTGCTGTTACTAAAGCTGTAGGTACAGGCGGTATCGGAGCTGTGGGAGCAAACTTCCTCAACGCATTTCTTGTTGATATGATTGTTAATAAAATTGGAGGAGCACTCGGGCAGGGTGTTGCAGGTGCAGTAACTCCTACACCGAGTTCTGGTCGGTCTGCCGACAGTAAATTCATGATTACTTTGAATGACGCAAAAGAAGCAGAGTTGGCATTCGATAACATGAATTTTAGGCGTAGGCTTGCAGGTTTGGATCCGATAGAGCCCGCAGCTTTTCTTAGGGACAGAGAAGAAGCTCTCCGTGAATCCGCAAGACAAGCCGGTAGTCGAGAGCGGATGATCAAACAGATCGAAGCAGCTGCTCGCGGTCAGGAAGCCCTTGCTACTTTGGCTGGTACTCGGGCAACTGCTGCTAGTAATTTAGGTAGCAATATTGCTAATACCTATCTAGCTCAGGCTAATATAGATCCAGCGTTAGCTGAAGCTGCGAGGGCATTCTAATGAGCTATTTGGTAGATCTTCCTGTTGCAATTGGTAAAAACGTAGTATTACCCGGTTTAAGTTACGGGGCAAAATACGCGAGAAAAGCAGCTGAACCTGTTGTATACGGAGTAGCTGATGCTGTTACTAACCCAAACACCTTAAAAACTGCAGGAAGCTTTTTAGAACAAGTACTAGGAGGCATGCGTGATATTGGAAAAATTGTTCTTCCCTATGGAGCGGCACTTGGAGCAGGTGCAGTTGCTCTTAATACAGTAAGGGAATCGCAGAAAGAACCCGCTAAACCAGGAGATCCTGATTTCATTGGGCCTGTTTTGACCACGGGGGCTAACTCCCCCTCTGCTCCACTCAGTCCTGCAGAACAAAGAGAATCTGCTGACCTTAAAGTTCTTATTGACCTGATTAGGAATCAACAAGCAGAAACCAATAGGTCTAATCAGGCGCAAGAAGCTAGCGAAGCCAGCTTAATTAACGCTGCTATAGACCCTAGGCTTATTGCTCAAAGGCAAGACATCTTCACTCAAGCAAAAATTGCTGAGGCCGAAGCTCTTCAGCGTGGAGCAATGGAAAAGATGGAGGAGAAAACCCGACGAGATGTTGAGCTAGGCACTATCTCTGCTTGGCAAGGAATTACTCAAGCTGAGATCAATAAAGATGCTGCTCTCGGTCTTGGCATGATGAGTATTGCTTACTCGACTGGTATTCCTCAACCAGCTCTTATGCAAAGTGCAGCTAGCATAGTCCAACAAGGACGTGCTGGTTACGGCACACCTACGTCGGTAATTTAATCATGGGTTTTCTTAGTACACTCGGTACTATTGGTGGCACTGCCCTTGGTGGGCCTGTTGGTGCAGCTGTTGGCGGTGCCCTCGGCGGACTCGGAGACAGTTTTCTCGGCGGCGGCAGCAAAAGTAGCGGCGGCGGAGGAGGCGGAGGCGGTTATACACAAGCACAGTCAAATCCATATGCTCTATTTGCAGCTAAAATGGCTGCGGAAAATAACCCTCTAACTGCTGCTTATCAAGGTTTGTCCTTGATGCAAGGTGCGTTGGCTGGTCAGATGGGCACTAAAGCGACCACCGAAGCTAGTGCGCAACTAAGTATTTTAACAGAAGCGTTACAAAGAGGTCAAGCTGACACGAAGTTACAAGCTTCCGTGGCTGGTTACGGTGCTGGTAAAGGACTTGAGTCTCTTTATAACCTCAACCAAGGACGGTTGTCGACTGAGTTGCTGTCTCCTCAGTTCCTTTCTCAAGCAGGTTCTGCTTCTCTTCAAGGTCAGAATGCTTTAGCTAATCAGTTTGGACAGACAAATCTGGGTATCAAAGCTCTACAGGAGCAGACCTTAGCGCAAATCTCTGGTGATCAAGCTAAAACACTCAGCAACGTCTTTAATACTCGCGCAGAAAATGAAGGCAAACTAGCTCTGGGCGCTCAAGCGTATGAAAGTGCTGCTAATTTGGATAAGGTTAGAACACTTGGTGACTTGGCAAGAACTCAGGCTGCAACCAAAGGTCAGCTAGCACTTAAGAAGTTTGGTGCTAATCAAGCTTTGGCCGGTGCTCGGATGTTTGCATGAAGACTGCTGCTCTTCCTGACGCAACATCGGTTGGTACTTGGCTTAGTAACTTAGACAAGTCTCAGTCTGATGCATTTAAGCATTACGCCAAAAACGCTGTCAGTGAGATCGAAGCTTACCTTTTTGCTCGGTTTTTAAATCCTGGATACGAAGGCTCAATTGCTGATCTAACAGCGTGGGTCCAAGAAAAATATCCTAAAGATGATCTAAGGCAGATTCTTTTAATCGAGATTGACTCGATGAAAACTGACCTGCACAATGTCCGTCAGATGACTCTGACTGGAATGCTTGATCACGCCACAGCGGCTACAAAAATTGCTGTTCTTCAAAAAGAAATTCGTTCGCATATTCAAGCAGTTCGTCAGCTAACTGACGGAATTGATCGTCGAGGTCTCTTACTTGCTGGAGCTGATCGTTGTATACGAGAACTGCTCAACAGTTTTGATGACGCTCCTGCGATGCATGACTTGATCGAAGAAGCGTCTATGGTTATCTGGAGTGTTATAGAACGCGAAGAAAAATCTTAAGAAGTCACTGAATCCATAAGACTCAAAATATTAACGACCGGGGTTCTGAAAATACCCATGAAGTAATCGTTAACACCAAGAGCTAGTGCTAACTCTCCCTCGTCGTTGACATAACCTCCAAATGGGAGAATGCAAGCGGGTTGATTTGAAATATCTGACCCAAGAGGATCTGTCCACGTCACAAGATCATCATTGACTGAACCTAAAAACATAGGTTCTTTTAGAACTCTTGTAATTTTTGTAAGATCTTTATCTAGTGTATAAGCACTTAGCCCGTACATTAAGTATGGTCTTCTATCCATCTGATTCACCATATGTTTCCAGTGATAAAACACGAGCCACTCATCTCCGCAATCTATAGGTGCGGTTGAGTTAAACGTAGGGTGGTCTTCAGTGCAGACTTTAAGAGCGCTGGAATCAATAATTTTGTCGTCTTCTCCAGGAGTCTTTATACAAATAGGTCTTGTCGAATATAAAAGTCTAAGTTTTTCGTTATCTGAAAAGAAACACCAATTTTTTTCTGCTTGACCTTCGACGTGATTGTTGCCGATATTCGGGTAAAACCTATCTACAAGCTCACCAAACTCATCTACTATTCCTGTACATACTTTAGGTGTTTTAAGCATTTTATGTTGTGTAGTATCCCACTTAGTTGCATACGTACTAGTGATAAATTGACACATTAAATTTTCATCAGGTGCTACAAATAAACGAGCGTCTTCATAGCTAAGTCGATGTTTTTTACTAATTAATTTTCTAGGCGTAACAATCGTGTCGTCTTTCAACAGCTGACCAACCCAGATGTCTGTGGGCGTGTTGTTGTAGTAGAAGTACTTCATGTCATGACGAAACACAAAACTTTCTGGTTGAGATCTCCAGCTAATAAGATCGGCACCTTTGTGATTAATCAGGCAAGGGCTGAAATTACCGTGAGACCCTTCAGGTAAACCTGTGTTGATTTTGGTGAACGTGCCTCCTAACTCATAGGCTTGTTCAAACACACTAGGAATACCGTTTTGAGTAGGGCCGCAGTAAGCCTTCATGGTTGCTGCGTTTTGTACTGTGCGGTAGCGATGAAATTGAATACTCATTTTGATAACTCCTTTACTGCTGAATCAAATGCGTCTGAAATTCGATCCCAACGATAAGAAGGATTTTGTGTCACCTCATAGCAGTCGTTAGCTTTTTTAGCGTAGTAGTCAGGGTCTTCGTAGAGTTTCGTAAGTTTGGCAGCGGCGTCCTTTACGTCAATAATCCCACGCTCTACACCTAGATCTTTATCCCAAATCCAAGCAGCTACATCAATTAAATCAGCTTTGTCTTTCCAAATGTCGGCACTTGACGTGTGGTTTGGCAAAACTAACGGACGACGACACGAGGCATGCTCAAAAGGTACAAGACCCCAACCTTCTCCATTGCAAGTGTTAATACCTACATCACAAGCGTTATAAATTCTGTTGAGTAGCTCATCAGGAGGTGCATCTGCATAATTTATATTTTGAGCTGTCATGATCATTCTGTTGTCGTGATCAAGATTTAATCGTTTCATTTCAGCTGTAAAGACAGCACGAATATCCCAACCGATGTCTTTTTCAGACATATGAAGGTAAAGCATAGTGTCGTTTTTACCTACTGCAAACTCAGCAAAAGCTTTTATTGTTAGGTCTATTTGCTTACGAGGTTGGTTTCTATTAGCGTTTAAAACAATAAATTTATCTTCTGGAAGGCGTAAAGACTTTCTTGCTTCATCTCTGGGCATAGGAAAAAACTTACCTTCGTCGAGACCATGAGGTACAACACCTAGTAGTTTTGGTTTGACGCCTTGAGCCAAAACTCTATTGGCTTGTTCGATTGTGAATGTGATCGAGAAATCCCAGTCTTTGATGTAAGCCAGCTGTGAGTCAATATACCGCTCAGAATCGATAGGGAAATACGCAATAAATTTAAATTTAAGACTGTCTTTTAAAAGATGTATCCTTTCCCAAACTTGGTTGCAAATCCATATATCATTTAAGACAATTACAAAATCAGGTTTTTCTTTCTGAATAATTGTTGGTAATCTACCTATCCCAAACCGATCTGCTGGGTTTGTCGTTCCCGCTGGGTAGACTTTAAAAGGTAGATCATGAGGATCTCCTTGGTAATTCATCCCATAACTAACAATTTCATGCTTCTTTGACAGATGCTCTAGAACACTGTGTGTCACTCTAGCAAATCCAGTGTTAGATAGAATATCGCCGTACCAAAGAATTTTTGCCATTAACGAGTAGAATCCTACTGATACTATACAGACATAACTAGATATGCCAAGCCGGGAATCTTTTGCGTATAGAAGAGCGTTAAAGCTAAGAGCAACAAAAGCTGTAGAAAAGGATACCTCTGAGTTAGATAGTGTATTTGCACGTGCTGCAGATGACTTTATGACATTTAGTACGTTGATGGATAAAGCGCCAGCTCCTCATATGCTCGAGTGGTATAAACACTTAATTACTGGAGAAAGCAATCAGTACCTTGTAGATATAGCTGGACCTAACTTAGATATTCTTGCGCCCAGAGGATCAGCAAAAAGCACTGTTCTAAACCTTTTCACAGCATGGATTATTGGCCGACACACGTCGAGAGGTATGCCGCTTCAGATAATTTACACAAGTTACAACATCGCTACAGCTATTCCTAAGTCTCGAATTATTAAACAAATTATTGATAGCTCTACTTTTAAAAAAATATTTCCTAGGTGTCAGCTTCGAGCTGGGATGCAATCAGACATTGGATGGAGTATTGACTTCGATTATGCAGGCATCTCAAGGGTCGGTGATGAAGAATTTACTCTACGTGCTGCAGGGCTGAGAGGTTCGATCACATCTAAACGAGCACACCTAGTCATTGTGGATGACCCGATCAAATCCAGTACGGATATTAAAAATCCAGCTATTAGGGAAGAAATGAACAACAATTGGAGTTCTGTGATTGCCCCGATTATTTTTGAAGGTGGTCGATCAATCTGTCTTGGTACGAGATTTCATCCTCTCGATATTCACAAGACAATGTTCAACCCTAAAAAAGGATGGAAACAGGTGATGCAGTCCGCAATTACTTATGACGACGAAGGGGATCCCGTGTCGTATTGGCCAGATCAATGGTCTACAGACTATTTGCTGGGGCAAAAAGAATTAGACCCTGTCGCTTTTGCGTTCCAGTACCAACAGCAACCAGTGATGTCTAGTGATCTGGTGCTCTCTCCAGACTTGCTTGTCAAAGGTGATGTTCTTACAGAGTTTGACTCTCTTGCAGTTGGCGTGGATCTATCCGCAAGCAAGAACGAAACTTCCGACTACACAGCGTTTGTCTTAGGAGGTAGGTGTAAAGATAAGTACTACATCATCGATGCGCAGCAAGTGCGCTCAATAGG